CGTAAAAGTCGCTGAAACCCCTAAGTTTGTACTACTATCATCAAACCAAATACCAGCGCCAGCAACAAAGCCTGCGCGGACAGTTGCAGCGGCAAGCGTTGCGCTGCTAACAGCCACAGTTCCGCTTACTGGAACCGTACCAATCACGCTGACTGGTGCGCTGTTCTGAATGCTTTGCACCCGCGTTGAAACCAAAGAAACCTGTGTCGGCACATAATCCTCAACCCGCAGCATCCCCACAGTCCAAGTGGTCGTGCTGGCTGGGGCCACAGTCCCGTTACGGGCGCGGATTTGCAGAAACAGGGTTTCATTAGTGCGAGGGATATTGGTATCCCATGAGGCGCGGTTGGAGATTACGCCCGCCGAAGTAACAACCTTATCAGCAAGGCTTGCAACGCCGTTCTCCACGTTCACAATACCCATTTGGGCAGCAGCGGTGGTGTTAATCGTTGCAGCAATAGCGGTGTTCTGCCAGCCACGGCGGCGGGTGTTGAAGTTTACCGCTGTGGCTGTTGTGCCTGTATAGTTTAGTTCAACTTTGTTCCAGCCCGTGAGCGAGCAAGTACCAGAACCTGTGGCAGGCCAGCCTGCTACAGTAAAACGAATGGTGTTGGCGTTGGGAATTGAGGCAATCACTGCTTCCATCGGCACACCAGCGGCGCCTGTAATTGCGCAAATATCCATGCGCTGTCCCACGTTAGCAGCCGTGTAGCCATGGGCCGTAAGCGTCACATCAACTGTGGTGGCGTTAACAATGGTATAGGCAAGGCCATCACCAATAACATCTACAAGCTCCACGAAGAAGTTGTTGTTAGCAATACGCTGGGAAAGCGTAACAACTTCCTTGAGCGTTAGCGCACCGTTCATACTGGCAACGCTGCGGGCCACATATTCAGCGTTTGCCGTAGTCCCAGTGGTAATAACTAAGTTTCCGTTGGACTGACTTACTGCCATCCCCGCTGGAATACTACCAATCTGAACCATTTCTGGCGAAAGTAGGCCAGAACCTGACTGCGAGAATGAAATATCAATGTATTTCTGGGGCGCTTGGCGCACGGGGGTAGCAGGAATCATGTCTGTTGGCATGCTTATGCTCGCCGTGGGAAGGCGGTCACGCACTTGAGCAAGCGTTGTTTCAGTTGCCGCGCCAGTGCCAAGCTGAACTTTTAAAGCGCCGTTATCATCAACTTTAAGCGTAACTAAATCGCCACTGCTTTCCTCACTTACTAGGGCAGGAAGGCTGTGAACACTAGCAGAGTGAGCTTCGCGGTAGCTTACAAAGTTATCGCGGATGTTGTCCAGTGTTGCTTCAGTGGCTGCACCAGTAGGTAAAGGCAAGCTTGCAGCAGAAACAGGTAACGTCCCTACTACGGGGTCACTAAGGCCGTCACCGCCTAAGTCCAGCTTAATACGCTGAATCTGCACGCCGCCAACATCGTCGGTAGCGATTAGTGGGCCTGTACCCGCGTTTATCTGTACATTATCTGCCATACTATGCCTCTAATCTTACTGCAATAACATTGCCGTTGGAATCAAACTCTGGGATACGCTTGGCAGTAAGCAACTGCTTCAAGCTCTTAGCAAAAATGAGCTGGTTTTGCTTCAGCTCGGCTATCTGCGATTTTACCACATTTAGCTCCGCTTGTAAAGGGGATAAATTAACTATTTGTTGTGGAGCAGGTTTAGCTTCAGAAACAAGAGCTTTAATGCTTTTTACACAAGCAAGTGTGTCTACAGCGATGGGGTTAGGCTTTTCTTCTTCCTCAACCTCAGGCTCCATTTCCTCCTCGTGGAGTTCTTCAACCATATCGGCAATCTGCTCAACAACCTCTGCAAGAGCGTCAAAGCGAGCATCAATCGTCTTATCCAGCTCTACAACAGCCTTAGACAGCTGCTGAACGACTTTATTCTCCTCAGCTTCAAGCATACCCAGCAGTTGTTCGCGCATTAGGCCAGCCCTCGTTTTGCTTTAGCCTCAGCATAGCGGACACGCTTCTTAGGCGCAGGCTTGGCTGGGGCAGCGGCGGCTACCTTGGTTTCACCCAGCAAGCGGGAAAGCTCTTGCGGTGTGTTGATTGATTCCTTGCGGCTAATCTTACCAGCTTTGACCAGAGCGGCATCAGCTTCAGCTAGAGAAACGTTGTTCTCAAGCATATAAGCTCTGCGCATTACGCGGTTAGGTGTCTGCCGAGCATTAGCACTCTCCATCATAGCAGCGGCAGCTTCTTTGAACTTACCAGCTTCAATTAAACCACGAGTGCGGATAAACTTCATAGCACCAGTCGTGCCTAACTGGAATACCATATCGGTAAGGGCATCCTGTTGGTGCTGACCGAGATTAGAGTAGTTTTTAACCAGCTTTGCAGCGTCATTTCGTGCATTTTGTTTGGTCGAGTTGAATAGGGACTCAGCTTCGGCCTTAGAAATGGTTTTACGGCCTGCCAAAGCGTCGTCGAAGCTGGTCTTAATACCAGCGTCTTGCCAAATCTTACGAGCACCAGCAGCTTCCATGTTAAAACCAATACCGATGGTCTTAAAGCCTTTAGTGTCTTTGTAGACACTGGTGCGGAAGCCTTCCTCTTGGCGAGTAGATACTTTGTTTACCACGCGGGAATCCTCCTCGACTTGTTTTCTAATCAGCATATCCACGTCATCCATCATAGCATTCATCTGAATCTCATCAGACATTTTCTGCTGTGGGTCGAGTGCGCCGCCATTCATAAGGATGTTGTAGCGTTGCTCGTCCTCAGACATGCTTGGTGCTGCTTCCTCTAGGCCACCTTGCCCGCCCATAGCTGCCTCATCAAGAATATCCATAAAACTTCTATTCGGCGCTGGAGCTTCTGGTGCTGAGGCAGCTGGCGAGCTTACAGCAGAATCCATAATCTCGTTAAAACTGCGGGCACGACCGTCGGTAGGCATCTCTTGCACGCCTAGAGCCTCGGCTTCCTGCACAAGCTGATTATAGCGCTCGCTAAATGTCGTGTAGTCCATTGCTTTAGTGCCGAGCTGGGCAGCTACTTGGCCCATAGCCGTATAAGCGCCGATAGGGGCTTGGCGCTGCGCTGCACTGCGTGCAATACTCTCATACAGAGCAGAATCTAAACTCTGACCAAACACTTTTTCAATAACTGGAGTCCATATGCGGCCAACGGCGCTACCTGCCATAAGAGAAGCCCCAGTAGCTTGGCCCGCAGTAGCGCGTATGCCCTCAGCGACGGGGTTTACTTCATCTTGAGCTACACCCGTAGCAAGCTGGCGCAGTGTACCTTCGCTACGACTTTTAGCAGCAGAAGATAGCACAACATCGACATCAGCTAAGCGCTGCATATAGTCTTTACCGAGAACTCTGCTTGCGACCGAAGGGTTGAGCTGATTCACAATAGTTTGGATATTAGCAGAAGTAATTTCTTGGTCTGCACCCTTGCGAGCAGCTTCAAAGATAGCCGCACGGGCATAGCCCTCAAAGCTTTCATTAGGTAGTAAACGCTTGAACACGGTCTGAGCTTCTTCGAGAGAGGCGTCTGAACCTAGAGCACGCAATACAAAGCTTGGGTCGTTCTCTTTAATAGCAGTGGCCATAGCTTTACCAGCATCAGACAAAGCAAACTTGGTGTTAAACAGCGTATCCCATTTATCCACAGTTTGCATAGCGTATTTGTTCTGGGAAGCTGAAGCGCTTTGGCGCAGGCTACCCACAAGAGCATCATGGATGTTGCGGTAATAAATGGCTTGGAGTTGGTCATTGCTCGAATTAGCAAGATTTACAGAGAACTGTTTAAGGGCGGTAGCCAGTTGTTCTTGGCTCATATCGCGGGTATTGCCGATAGCAGCCATTAAGTTGTTAAGCTCACGCTCGCCGCCAGCAGCAATAATGTTGTCAGCTTGTTGCGCCAGCACAGCATTGATTGATGCAGAAGGCACGCCAGTAGGTGCTCTTGTTGTACCCGTAAACAGCCCTTGAGCAGCTGCATTGTTCTCTTTTGCTAGGCGAGCTACACTTTGGTCTAACTTGCTAGACAAACGAGCTGTGGTGTTAGTCAAGCCTACAGCTTGAGCAGTGCTAGGAGCTAAAGCTCTAGTAAAAGCCTTTTGTTGCTCGTCAAGTAGTTTACCAGCAGCAGCAGAGTTCTTAATTGGTGCAGTAGCCGCGTTAGCCAGCTCACGAGTACCTAAGCGCTCAGAGCCTTTAGAGGTTACTTGAGCACCAGTAAGTTTCTTGCGCCAATCTTGCCCGAATAAGCGTTGAGCAGCGTCGGTTACTTTAACACCACCCTTTTCGTAAACTAAATCGGCAATTTCTTTCTCGCCTGAAGCTAGGGCTTGAGCGGCACCCTTACCTGTAACTCTGTTTGCAGCTCGGACAGTTCCAGCTATAGCTGAGGCGCCTAGAGAACCTAAGGCGTTGGTTACGGCGGCTTCTCTTATAACATCGGGGATGCTGCGGGTGTCAGGAGAAGCTCCAAGGCCAACAGATTCACGCAGAGGAGCTATTGCTTGGTCGCCTGCGTAGCCAGCCATTTGGCCTGCAGCACCTGCACTTGTGGTTGCTGCTAATGTGCCTAAGCCACGCACTAAGCCAGCTGCACCGCCCAATGGAGTACCACCGCCCATTGCAAAGCCAGCAGCAGTAGAAGCAGCTAATGCACCAGCTGTTTCAAGGGGTCTGTCGTACACGGCTTGACCTATGTTCTCAGCGCCTTGTTGGATAACTTTAGCGCCTTCACCTTTAGCTGATGCTTCAGCTTGGGCAACAGCAGGAACAACCCCGCGCGTGCGCGAGAGTAAGCTTTCTTGCTCAGGAGCTTTGAATGCCTTTACGGCATCAACCGTAGTGCCTTCAGCAGCAATGTATGCGTCAATATCCGCCTCTGGGGCGTTAGCTTGTACCATCTTGGCTACGTTACGCTTGACGCGAGCTAAGTCGAGGCTATTCGAGGCCATATTTGCTTTGCAATGCCTTTAGGTTGCTTGTAGGCTGAGTAGCTTGAGGGACAGTAGATTGGCCAGCGGGGGTAGCAGGGACAGTGCCTGCGTTGCGCTGCATAGCTTGTGCTTGGCGCCGTTTTAGTTCTCCAAGCAGAGTTTTATGCAAGTTGCTTAAAGACATAGGGCCTTCGCCTGAGTTTATTTTTGCAAGCTCAGCGTTATAGGTGTCAAAGTCCATTCGACCCATAACCCATTGTTGCTTCAACTCAGCAATCTTCTGGCCTTTATAAGAGGAGGCAGCTTGCAGCGCCACGTTGTTTAGGATAGCATCTTGTTGCGTCCCTAGGCCACCAGTAATCTCATCAATATAGATACGGTCAGCGTTAGAAGGGTTGGCACCAGTAAGTTTAATTTTAGTTAAAGCGGCTTGCTTAAGCTGGCTACTTAACGCTCCAGCATCAGAGGCATACTTCTCAAAGTCTTTAATACCTAAGGCATCGCCTAAACCACTAGCAATGGTTGCCATTACACCAGTACCAAAGCCAGTGTTCATGCCCGTGCTGATAAGTTGGTCTGCAATAGCGTTAAACGAGTCTACAGACGAAGCAAAGCTCTCTGGCGGATTTTCAGCAACAGCTGCAGCTTCCTTCTTAAGCAAAGCTTCTTCACCAACAGACATCTTTTCTTCTCCAGACCCTAGTCCAAGTTTTTTCTTAGCGATTTGTTCTTTTTCTTGGTCTGTTAAGGGTCTGCCTAAGAAAGCCTCGGCTTGGGCAGCGTCCGCTGCAACTCCGCTTGGTTCTTTTGCTTTTTGTAGCTTAGCTGGGTCAAACCCACCCAGAGCAGCAACAAACTGCTTACCTAAGTCAGCATCTTGTTCAAATACGTATTGCCCTAACGCCGTTGGGTTGACGTCTTGCGTTTCGGTTGTGCCGTCCTCTGGGTCTTTTAACGTAACAGAATATACATAGGGGTTATCGCCTTGGGGCGTAATGCTTACAACTTCATAGCCAGACTCTTGAGCCATCATCTTGTAGTACATAGGCAACGTCTGCTTCAAACGCTCTGGGTCGCCTTGAGCGCCAATCACAGCAGAGGCAATAATAGAGGCATACTTCTGCTCAGCGGCTTTTTCTCTAGCCAAGCGTGCTTCAGAAGCAGCGTTCTGGGTCTCAGCAGCTTGCAGCTCTTGCACCCAAGCATTAAGCTCGTCTTGGCCTTTAGCCTTTTCAATGGCTGCTTTACCTTGGAAGCCTGTCGCTGCGCCGCGGGCACCAGCAATCAATGCTTGTTCAAAGCCTGACATACCTGCCTGATAATCCTTACCAGCAAGAGTATCAGCAATACCAGAAAAGGTATTGCCCAGCGCAAGGCTGCGAGCTTGGTTCTCCATAGTATTTGCGCCAATAGCTTCGACACGGTTAGCTAAGTTACCTAGTTTAAGAGAGTTTCCAGCCATGTTTAATTCCACTTAATACCTAGTTCATTAGAGCGTGCCGCAGACATTGGGCCAGTTGTAGTTACGCCTCCGCCTAAGCTAGTGCTGCCAAGACTAGGTAGCTTAAACCCGCCTGTAGCCCAGCCCACGCCCAACTGAGTAGCTGCTCCTAAAAGCTGGCTACCAAGGCTAGGACGCTGTGATTGGAAAGCAGCTAGCTGGTTCTGGTAATTTTGTTGCTGGATGTTAGCATCCAAGCTCAAACGGGATTGTTGCTGGTTGGCTGTGTTTATACCTGCGGCAGTAGCATTTTGAAGCTGTTGCTGGTTGAAGGCATCGCGCAGACCTAGAGCATTGGTTTGGTTCTGAAGCTCAGTAGCGCGCTGCTGCTCTGCTAAGCCAAACAGGTTAAGCTCATCTTGCTGCACTCTATCGCCCATCTGACGACCTAACTGCAGGGAAGCATTAGCGGCAGCAGTGCTGTTACCTAAGCCTCGCTTCGCAAGCTCATTCTGTTGAGCACGAGCAGCTTCGCCAAACAACTGGCCACGGGTCTGTTGCTGCCAAGCACGCATAGCGTCAACCATAGGCTTGTAGTCTGGGTTCAGGGTAGCTAAACCTTGGCTCAAGCGGTCAATGTTGTCAAGGCGCACAGTAATATCGTCCTTCATAGCCTGCATCTCAGGGCTTAAAGGAAGCTGGCGCGTAATGACATATTCCCGCCCATCGCGGGTTTCAGTAACAGTTTCAACCCCATTTATGAGGTCTTGAACAATCTTAGGAGCAGGAGGGGGAGGCGGCGCTGGTGCCTTTTTGCCTTTGAAGAAACTGCCCATTTACTTTACTTTCTCGTCCAAATTGATTACCCAGTGATTAGGCGCATACTCATACCATTTCTGGCGTCGTAGCAATATGTTTATCTTAGGATTTTCTGCTTCCGCTATCAGCTGGGTAACACCCAGAATCTTAACGGGGACGCTGTAAAACTTATTCCAGAACTTAGGGCTAAAGCCTATTTTCTTGCTTTGCTCAGACCTGTTGAGCGATACCTCAGCATAGTGGCCGTAAACACGGTAGCCGACTAAAGTGCTTTCCTCGTCGTCAACGTAGAAGTAATCGTTTTCTTGTTTATTTTCAACAACAAACGGAGCTTCTGTCTTGAACAGAGAAGCGTGATACTTCTCAGAGTAAGGCTTATATGACATTTATGCTTGCTATTTTAACACAAGATGTTATATTTGTCAAGGTCTAACCTATAATTTAATAATCCAAGCGGCTATAAAGGCAGGCGGCATGTTCTGGCTATTTCCAGTACCTGTGTTTTGGATGGTAATGCCTGTGGTTGAGCTACCTGTAACATAATTTGGAGTTAATGGTACGGAGCCAATCCCTGATACAGTTGGGTCATTTCCGCTACCATTTGCTGCTTTAGGGCTAGTGTGTGTGTGGCCCGGGTCAGTCACAGCGTGGTTGTGCTGGTGCATTGCTTCATTACCACCCCAAGCACCCAGCGTTGTGCCTGTAATGCCAGATACGCCAGCGGTAATGCGGTTAG